TTGCGGAACAGTCTGAGCCCATGCTCACATGCACCACCGGCTACAGATGACTCTTCCTCTTGGATCGGCTCCTCGGTCTGCCAAAGCGACTCATCCGGATCTGTTTGTATCGATCGGACAACCGAGAGCGTTGGCTCGTGGACTGGATCTGCCATCCACTGATCTAGCGCTACACCGAAGCGCATCGCTGCATTCTTGATGGCATCACTGATCGCCGTTTTGATCGCATCTCCACCCTTTTGATGGGATTCGCTTGCTCCATATCCAATACGACTGACACCGAGTACCTCTAGTCGGATCCAGATACCGCCATGCAGATCCATCACAGGTAAGCCCTGATCTGTATGACCCATCGGCTCCCATGACCAGCTCGGATCTACTGAGAGTAGCCGATCGGTCACTAGCGCGTGATTGACATAGGCGAACTGCTTCCCTGCCATCTCTTTATACTCGATAACATCCTTCGGGAAAGGCTCTCTGAGCATCTGTGCGTCATCTGGTGTCATCATCGGCTCTAGGAACTCGTGCTGACATTCGTGCATATCCTCATCCATCATGCCACTGCCCTTCTCTTCACTGTTGGACTTACTACGCGATACACCGCGCCACTCGGATGGATAGATGGTGGTGCTACCACATATCCGTTGTGTTTGATATCTACGCCCTGCCTTAGTTTGCCAGGGAAAGTCGCGCCATCTTTGGTCTCATAGTAGAAGTGGAAGCCATCTCCGGTGCGTACTGTCAGCGTGGGTGCGAGTCCTTGCGGTGTGCCACCGGATCGCTCATCTACATCGAAAACAACAAGCCCAGATATGGCGCATGCGATCCCGATGTTCAGCTCTGGCTCCGCGCTCCACCATCTGATCGCTGTCTCAGGATCATTGGTTGCAGATTTGTATCCCTGTGGTGCAAAGGGAAAGTATGGAACTTTGTCCCGTTTTTTGAGTGGCAGTACATACCAGCCCTCTGCGATGTAGCTGAGAGCATGCTCTAGGTGTGTGGTCATTTGGCACTCACATGTCTATTGACTGCTTTGCCTCGTTCATATCCGATGGCTTTGCCATCTCGGTGTCCTAGCGAGTACCCGATCACCATGCTCATGATGATCGTTGCTGTGACAAGTACTGATAGCGAGATGATCTCGATATTGCTCATTCTAGACTCCTTCCAGTCTGTTATTTATTTTACGCCATCCCGATGTCAGACAAGGCTCGTGCCACGCCTTCAGAGATGGAGATCTTTGGTTGTGAGTAGGTGTACATCTTGCGTGGATCCCCTACTCGATAGGCCACGCCCTTCGGCTTTGTCGCATCTGCCATGATCTCAGGTCGATATCCGATCTGATGCGCGATGATCTCGACCAGAGTGCGAAAGGATGTGCCGATGCCTGTGCAAAGATTCACTGTGTCATTCACGCGATACTTCGCCATGATCAGACTTGCCTGCACGATGTCATCGATGTGGATCCAGTCGCGAGTTGTCCGATCTGATCCCCAGATGATGAAGGGATCCTGCCTCTGGATGCCTCTAGTTACGATCGATGGGAACGGATAGTCCAGCGATTGATCACTGCCATATCCTGAGAAAGGTCGCAGTGTGGTGATCGATGCGCCCTCGCGCCGTAGGTTGTTCATCAGCATCTCACCTGTCAATTTTGCCCAGCCGTACACCATGTCTGGAGTGTCGATCGAATCAAAATCGATATCTGTCTCGACTAGACGATGCGAGACCAGACCTGACTGGTGCTTGATCGGATACGCAGCACTAGATGAGAAATAGAGGATGTGCTTTGGCTTTGTGCGCATCGCCCAGGATGCCATCTCTGCATCGATCGATAGATCAACGGCTAGAGATAGTGGTGAGCCCTCGATCATCATCCGACCGCCGACCACTGCTGCGAGGTGGATCACGAGATCGTACTGAGTCTGGTCTGCGCGAAAAAAGTCACGAGCATCCACGCCCGTCTTGATATCGATGCAGTGGATATCACCAGCGAGCGCCTGCCTGAAATGTGTGCCAACAAAGCCCTCTGCTCCAGTGATCAGAATCATCGAAGTCCAGCCAAGAGTGTCTGATACTCATTCGATGCCATGTACTCACTGAAGCGGATGCGATCAGCATCGTAGATCTCTGGTGCGTTCACTCTGATGTATCCCTCATCCACCTCTGCCTTGCCGATCAGTGGGTGCATGTGCTCAATGATGCAGTCAGGTAGATAGAACAGTCGATCTAGATCCTCACCGAGTTGCTTCCAGAAATTGTCTAAATAGAGATGGATCAATCCATCGGGAACCATCCCATCGAGCTGCATGGCGATAGTGCCATCCATCCCCACAGCCGTTGGAAGATTCTCGTGCTGAAACAGATCATCGCCATACACGAGCCCACCACGATCTTGCAGGATGTCGATCCACATCTGATCCCATCGGATCGTGCGTGGTCGGTGATCATCGCCCAGAAAGGCAAAGTGTGTGAATTGTTGCTCGCGCAGTAGTTTCTGCACTCCTAGATTGAGCGGTCGCGCCATCCCTTTGGACTCTCTAGGAAAAATCATCAGGTTCTCTGCGATCTCCATGTACTGCTCCAGAGTCGGATCATCATCATCGCAGACCACCCAGAGAGGTGATGTGGTGAAGGTATCTGAGAGTGATCTCTGCATCTCTGCGATGTTCTCAGGTCTGCCTCTGGATGGAGTCACGATCGCCATAGTCGCGAAATCGTCTCGTTGAATATAAGTACTCATCTCACTTCCGTTTCTTTGTAGTAGATGTTTTCAGATACTTCTCTAGAGCATCTCGCAATATCTCACTGACAGTGATGCCCTCTGTGCGACTTTTCTCGATCGCCTGATCCCACAGATCATCCTCGACTCTGAAGGCTCGCAGTCTCCGGATCACTATATGCTCACAAGTTCATCGTGGAGTTTTGCGCACTCTGGACATGCGTATGCCATGAACTTGTTGCCGTTGTCATACTCATACCAGCGATTGATCCATCTTTCACTTGTGCGACCACACATCGGGCAGAGTTGTGTCATTAGCCCACCTGAAAATCGTCACAGAACTTGCATTCGTATGAGTCACCGAGCAGTGAGTCAGGGTCATAACTGTGCTCGTACTCGTGTTGATCGTAGGTCGCACAGAACTTATTTCCACGCTCGTACTTGAATTTTAACTTGGTTTGGGTTGTCATTATTTGATCTCCAGACTCATCCAGTCAACGCAAACCGAGCAAGGTAGAGCACCGAGTAAGCCCATTGCGTATTGATCCCAAGTACCAAGTGGAGTGTGATGGCTTATCGCTTTTGGATTTGCTTTGATCTCAGATCGTAAGTACGCACCTGCATGACCATCGCAGGTGACATCTCCGTTATCAGAAACCCATAAGCGAGAATTATCGTGTTTTATTTGTGCTTTAACTTTCTGTGATGTGGTAGTCATTATGCACTCACCCTTGCAAGATATTTTGCTTGCGCATCTTCGAGAGTTGGTGCGTGATCTACTGCGAAGTACCATCCGTTAGATCTGCGCGATGAGATGACCCACTCGCTCGATCCACCTTTAAAAGTGAAGTATTGGATGCGATATGACTGATCCATTGCTAGATATTCACCGCGATTGATCCGTACTAGCTTCTTTGGATTTGTTTCTATGTTTGACATCTGGATCCTGCCTTCCGTAGAGGCTCCCTGCCTCGTAGATACAACACTACTGTATCTACACAGATCCGCAAGTATCCAGATCCATCGGCGTGGCTACTTTTTTGGCTCCTCCGGCTTGGCTTTGCCTTTGAGCCCATTCCCTGCCAGTACGCCGCCTAGTGAGCCGGTGAGAAAGATAGCTAGGGTCTTTAGCAGGTCAATGAAGGCCGCGTCATTTGGAGACTGCTTCATCGGCTGTGTGACGAATACAAGCGCATAACAAGCTGAAAATACTAGGACTAGAAATGTGACAGCCAGAGTGCCACCGATGATCAGGATGAGCCTGGCGTGGATGTCCTCTGGTGCGAGTCTGCGCTGTGGCTTGCTATTGACTCTATCGATCCAGGAGGTCTGCTGTGCATGTGCCATCCGCATCACACGCTCCCCCTTTTTGGCAGGCGGCAGTTTCCCAGTTCTGGAACTCTTGACATGGATATCTGATGCTTCCGTCATATCCACATCCTCCCAGTAGAAAAACTGCCGCGATACCTAGAGCGACAGCTCGGATCATCGACCTAGTGAATCCTTTGGATTCAAATAGCGATAGATAGGTGGTGCTACTGCTGCCAGAGCTGATGATGCAAGTGCTCGTAGATCCATGCTGCCTGTAGCTAAATAGTAGGCCAGCGCTGCTGAGACGGCAGCTCGTGTCCATGAGCCAGCCATCTGCTTAATGGTATTGATCGTGTGCTTGCTCATACATCTACCTCTTTGCCCTCGGCATACGGCTCTGCCTGATTTTCTTCCGGCATAGGTGCATCGTCTGCCATGTTCGTCATGACTTCTTTGATTGCCTCCGCGATCTTGGGTGCAAGATCCTCGATCTCTTCTCTGCTGATTCTTGTCTCGCTCATACTGCCTCCTCGTAAATAGGCCTTCCGAATCCCACGATGGAACCACCCTTGGAGTACTGCCTCTTCTTGCGCATGACCTCGCCGCCATTTCGTTGGCTGCCACCGCCGGAAGTATTCCCCTCTATTGTCTCACACCAGCCTTTGCCGAGATCCTTTACCACGATGCCGACATGCGAGATTCGATTTACATTGTCATCGGGGAAGTCGAAGTATGCAATCCATCCTGGCTCTGGTGTAGCCGGTGCATCACTCCACTGCTTGTTCTTTTTGAATGCGTTCGATCCAGCTACAGTCGAGACAGTATTCGGGATCTTGACCTTCGCCTTTTTCGCACACCAGTTCACGAAGGATCCGCACCAGGGCAGTCCGTTCGCCTTCATCAGATCGCCGTACTTCGTAAGATTGTCGAAGGTCTCGGTGTAGCCGATCTCGGCCGTAGCTATCTCAATCAGTTTTGCTGCGCTCATAGCTCGATGGCATCCCATCTGCGCTTAGATTCATTCCAAGAATATCTTTCGCCATCAGTTGGGTATGCCACTGGCGGTTGCCAATCAAAGTTTTCATCTAGCGACCAAGAAGCAAAAGGTTGTGGTGCAATAAAAACATCTGCATCAGCATTGTATGAATATCCAATACCGCAATACTGCTTGCGGATTCGATTGTTGTAGCTTGTGCGCTTACAGACTTGACCTCTTAAATTACCATACCAAGTTTCGGGATCAAGTCCTTCAATTAATTCGGTTTCGTCAATGCCTGTAATTACTTCGGTCACAATATTATTCTCATCTAAAAATGCGTAATGTGCCATTATGTCCAACTCACATTTCCAGAACCAGCCGTGAGAGTGGCTCTTTTGTATCCACCGCTTGCGGCACTTTCCGTACCTGTTAAACCTGAACCAATTGAAATTGTAAAAGTATCTAAATATCTTAAAATAATTACACCGCTTCCACCTGCTCCACCTGCCGCATTAGAACCGCCAGCGCCACCGCCACCGCCGCCCGTGTTCACCGTTGCCGCACCGCCAGCAGTCGAGCCGCCGTTACCAGTACCACCGCCGCCTGATCCGCCAGCAATAGTTGAACCTCCACCGCCTGATCCGCCTCCGGCATAAAAAACGGACGAACCAGTTATTGAGTTTGACACTCCATCGCCGCCATGTCCGTTTCCATCTGTGTTTCCGACTTCGGCTGAACCTCCGCCTCCGCCTGCCTGACCGGAACCGCTGACGCCACTACCGCCATCGAACCCTTGATTGGCTGTTCCAGTACCGCCTAAGTTTAGAAGAAAACTACCGCCGCCGCCTGAACCACCATTACCGCCATAATTTGACGCATTGACTGTGTTGGTTGTATTGCGACCACCTTTACCGCCCCCGGCGCAAGTAATCGAGGAAAAGGAAGAATCCGTTCCAACTGTATTGCTTGCACCGCCGCCGCCAATAGTCGCGGTATATCCTGTTGATAACGATAGCGATAAAGGACTTATCTCAGCACCGCCACCGCCCGTTGGCAATACTGAACTTTTTAAGCCACCTGCACCGCCACCGCCTCCGCCATTGCCGCCATCGGTAAATCCTTGACCGCCTCCGCCGCCTCCGGCAACAACGAGGAAGTCCACTGTGATGCCGGATGCTCCTTGTGTGGTTGCATTTCCATACCAATAACTGATCGTTGATGCATTGGCCGTGCTAGTTAATCGCGTTCGCTGTCCAAATCTTGACATTATGAAATCCGATTCACATAGCCTGTTAGCGTGATCACATTTGCGGTTGCCGCGAATGCTTTAACAACTAATGAGTTTTGCAATAAAAGGCCAGGTGAGACAAGAATTAATCCGGTGCCTTCGGCTCCAATATTGATTTCAATGTTGCCATCGGGAGCTGTTGCCTCGCCCCATTCCAAAGTTAGTTTAACGGCCGACGCTGATGAGTTGTGCGCATATAGCCAGATCTCATCGATCGATGCAGTACCACTGACTGCGGTGTGAATAGTCGTACCGGCGGTCGCGGTTGCAACAACTTTAATTGCTTTGCCATTTGTCGATCCGCTTAAAAGTGTTTTGGTAAAAGTTGCCATTTGATTTCCTTATCCGAATATCTGAGAGGCGAGAATGGGTTGGTCACTATCTGCTGCACTTGCTGATCCACCAGTCCTGAGTATCGCTGCCGAAGAAGAGGTGAAATATAATATAGCAGCGCCATATTGCGCTATCGCTAGAGATCCGGTTGTATCCACTGTGGCTGTTCCGGCTGTGACTGTAGTTATCCCTGCGCCTATATTTTGCAGAGACACAGTATCTCCGGCAGCGAATAGTGATGTATTTACTGTGATGGTTGTCGCGCTTCCGCTATTCATCACCACTGTAGTTCCAGCATCGGCCGCAACCAGAACATAGCTGGCCGTTTTCGCTGTAGCCGATCCACCGCCGAGTGCAGTCTGTTGCAGATCTGTCATCTGCGCCGCTGTTAGAACCTGACCCGTAGTGAAGGTCTGTTTAGCCATCTCATCTCCTAATCAGTAAGCGAGGGAATCCTCATCGAGTCGGCCATCGACAGAGGAATCCAAGACGAATCCTACCGCGAATGGTTGTGCAGTTGTGAATGTGGTAGTAAATAAATTAGGTGTTATGTCATACGCGACTCCAGTGATCACTGTGTTGCTCACCGCATTGCCACCGACATATACCTGCGTTACCTGTATCGGATCAAAGACATCAAGCTCTAGAGCAGCAGTCACACGCGCTGGATCTGATCCATCGAAGGCATCTACCACCATGTTCTGCATTCGTAGATCTGCGCCTACTTCTTTACGCGATGCGATGATCATCTGCGCAGAGTTGAGTGCATCTGCATCTGTCTGCGCGATAGATGATCTGATTCTGCTGTGATCGAAATAAGTCAGTTGCGATGGAATATCCTGTGCGCTTTGTGGTGTGCCACCAGTCCTAGTGACTGTCACGCTGTTCACTACGCCGAAGTCGGACAGATCAAAGGACACACTCTGATAGGCGATCACTCCAGGTGATCCAGAGTCAGAGAAGGCTGTGGCAGTGCCACCTGACAGGGAAATAATGTCATTTCGGCTCTTGAAGGTCGCGTAGCCATTCTGGTTCATGTAGAAGGCTCCGAGCTCGGTCTGCTCTGCCGTTTGACATGCGCTCAGTGCGCTGCGACTGCTGCCATCGTCTGCCTGGACAGTGGTGGTCGCAGTTGAGCTGATCGATCGCATACCACCAGGGAAGTCTGCGGCGTTGAGTACGCTGGAGACTCTCTGCGCTGTAGTCTGGCCAGCAGTGCCACCGGCCACCGATGTGATCGTAGTTAGATTGAGTAGCTGAAAACCATCGACACATACAAGATCAACATAGGCTGGATCGAATCCTGTCGGTGACTGATATGCCCATGACTGCACATACATCGAGCCCAGTGCGTATTCCTGATTCAGAGTATCTTTGCCGATGAAGCGGATCTTGCGCATCGGCAGGATCTTGCCGTATAGCGCTCCGCTTGTATTAGAAGGATTGAATAGCCCTGTGTCATCGATCAGGCGTACAGTTGCCGATCCTGTTTGGAATGAGTCAGATGTGCGATTGTAAGCTCTGCGAATCGATGCACGCATCACGAACTGTGTGACATCGAGTGTGTCAGCTACGGCTGTGCCTAGTACAGATGAGTCGAGTGGTGTGCTCGGATCATCGAGCACAAGAGCCGGATCGAAGGTAGCTCCGTTTCCAAAGTCAATGATGCACTGAAATGTTGCCCCTGACATTAGCGCCCTAGAAGGTCAAGCGTCACAGGATTGCCCTGTCTGTTTTGATTACCGATCAGGTTTGAAAGATAGAAGCCTAGATCCTGCTCGGTCAGAACTGATCCAGCTACATTGAGATTGATCGTAGTGCCACCTGATGCGCCAACGCCTAGATAGTCAAATCCACCCATAGATGATGGCGCTGCCAATCCGCTAAAACCTGCATCCCCTGGCATGAATGGCTTATCGATCGCCATTTCCCTATCGATCAGATCTTGCACAGAATCACCTATTGGAGTTCGTGGCTGCATTGATGGTGGCGCTGGCGGCGGCGGTGGTGGTAGCGGCGGTGGTGTGGGTAGTTCTCCCGTTAGACCTTTGAGAACATCTGGTGGAATAGGGATGCCCAGACTCTTGTAGTAGAGCTGGATCTCAATAGTCAATTTATTAAGTTGGTTTACATCTGCGGCTACTGCTGCTGCTCTGGCCTTATCTAGCGCGATCAGTTTGGCAAGCGCCGCCTCATCGTCTTTGTATCCCTCAGACTTTATGGCCTGCAATCCCTCGACCGCAGCTATCTCCTCGCTTGTTCCAGCCCTGCGCTTAGCGATAGCAAGATTGATGCCCTCAATATCAAACTTATTTGCTAGATCAGACATGATCTTGGCTTGGCGCTCTTCCTCTAATTTCTTTGCGCGCTCTTTATTTTTCTCCGCGTTGGTTTTCTTTTCTTGTTCTTGAAGTTTCTTTTGCAGTGCTAGTTGCGAGGCAGTAAGTTTGACGATCTTGGTTGTAGTTTGTGTCTGTGCTGCCCTTGCCTGATCCCGTTTGTTTTCTATATCAAGAGTGCCTTTAAGCGCATCGCGTTCTGCCTTGACCTGAGCTCCGCGTTTTTCAAAGAGCTTGAGAGCTATACCAACAGCCCCGATGATCCGGCCTAACGGAGTCAGTACCGCGATGACCGCTAATACAGGCTTAATGATCCCCTTTGCATCTTTGGCGAAGTCTGCAAAACCCATCGCTACATTTCCAAAGCGTGTTCCTATCTTCTCTAGCTCACCGCCCAGATTTTGCATGCCGCCAGGTCTATCTCCGGCCAGAATCTTCATAGCCTCGACTAAACCGACACCTAGATTCTCCTGTGCCTTTTCTCCTGAGATCCGCAGTTTGTCGAGCTGACCTGCAAAGCCCTCTGCGGCATTTGCAGCCTGTCCTGAGAACTTCTGTGATAGCTCTAGGATCGCGCCATCCAGATCACCAGATTTAAGGGTGGACTTGTCCAGACCCACATTGAGTTTGCCCAGCGCCGCTAGGTTTCCTGAGAAGGCTCGTGATAGCGCACTTGAGACTGTAGCTAGATCTTTGCCGGAGCCTTTTGATACATCAAGGGCAATCTTGAGTAGCTCCTGCGATGAGGCCACATCTTTGGTTACATTTATGAGCTGATTTAGCGATGGCCTAAGCTCATCTTCGGACACACCGAAGGCTCTCTGGAGACCATCAACGAAACCATCAACCTCTTTGACCGAGAAGGATGAGCCGATATTCTGAAGTGTCTGATCTAGCTGCCTGAGCGCCCGATCCTCATCCTCTGTTGCTTTGAGCGCCGCCGCCATCTGCTTGCCAGCAAATGCAACCGCAGCCGTACCTGATAAAAGGAAACCTATCTTTGATGCCTTGCCTGCCTGTAGAGCAGACTTTCCCATCTTCTTAAAGCCGCTCTCGGCCTGTTTTAATCCTTTAGCGTTTAACTTTGTAATAAAGGAGACGATGACTGAGCGATTAGCCATTATCGTGACTTTCCAAATCTAGCGAGTATGGGATCTATGATGCGTTCCATTTGTCCACCTATCTGGATTCCATGCTCTTCTTTGATACGCCAGACCACGCGTTTGCGATCGCCATGCTTCCTGTTCATATTCTCTCGCATTCGCACTCCAGCGTTAAGATTGCGAGCCCTGTACCTGCCATCGGATCTGCGCTTGCCCTGACCGATCAGCTCATACATCTTGCCCGATACACTGTCATTCTTTAATCCGATTACATTGTCAAAAGTTAGGCCTTTAGCCTTAAAGGATCCACGCGTGATGCTGATCCCACGCTTGGCATCGGCGCTATCCCATACCCATCTGATGGCCGCATCTCTACCATGATGCTTTGTATCATTCTCCCAGGTTGCTGATGTGTATGTTGGCGCAATCGTTCTCCACTTTGATAGTGGAGACTCGGCAGGGATGAAGCCTCTAGCCATAGTGACATAGGGCAACAGGATGTTGCGCGTGTCTTTGTTAAATGCTTTACGCGCCTGTGGATCTATGCGTTTGAGATCTTTTAGAGCCTCATCTAGATCCGATACATACAGGATGTGTCCAGCGTTTCGATTAGCCTGATCAACGAAAAACTCTCTGATCATCGTCTGCCTCTCCTCACCTGTTGCCTTCCTGCCTGATTGCGTTCAGTCAGGATTGTTTTGATCGCTACTAGGAAGGCCGGATCACAGTCGAGAAGATCATTCGGCGCTATACCAGTGAGCACCGACAAGGATGCGATCTCAAAGATGCGCCCTTGTCGGCTTATCCATTTGGGGAGTCAGTCACGATGTCCACTTCAACAAGTGAGTCGATGAAGGCATCGAGGGCTAACTGCGTGAGTCCTTTGCGCTTCATCGCGTGATGTGCGATCCAGTAGAGATCTGACTGGCGCTCATTGTCGCGAAGCAGCTTATAGAAGCCACCCTTGAACTCGATCTCGAAGGCACACTCCGTTGCTGGAGTGACATCTACGACCTCGCTCTTTCCCTCTTTGGTTGTGATCTTTAGCCTCATCCTTCCGGTTCCTTCCTATTAGGCTGATGTTGATTTGGTTAGTGCTTTAACCGGCCATGTGACGCTTGCTGTGGCCACTGTTTCTGGACTGGTATTGATTGGCTGCCACTGACCCACGAAACAGCTCATGGTGTAGCTAGGGTTGGTCGCTGTGACTGTGCCGCTAACTGGAACCAGCTTCAGATTCAAGTATGAACCAAGTGCGGCCTCTACTAGATCATTCACTGAGCTCGATGCAAAGTCGTTAAAGAACTCAATGGTTACTGAGTCGTTATTTAGACCACCGAGGAACACATGATCGGCATTTGACATCGTTGTGATTTCAACGGCATCGACCTCACGATTCAGTGTGACCTGACTGACGAATGCTGAGACAGTGGTTGTTCCGAGAATCACCACTGTGTTCTTGCCTGAAAATATTGCCATCTCTTCTCCTTATCCAATCAGTTCTGTTCTGAATCGGTATGCGAGATAGTCTATCGCACCGACTTGAATGGAACCGCTTGTTGCTGTGGTGACTCTCAGTGTTTGACACGCCCCTGAAAGTGTTGGATTTGCTTCGACTACTGTCTTGACTGATGACGATCCCGTTCCAGTCAGGTAAGTATCCAAAGCGTTTTGAGCTGAGCGTTCGCTCATTCTGCCTGTGATGATGATGATATCGAGTGTGGCCTTGTCTGCGCCTCGCATCATAGACATGTCAAACTCGAAGTCGAGCATTCCAACAATCGCTGCTGGAACATTTATGGAGTCTGGAATGGTGTCATAGCATCGCAGTCCAGTGATTGTTTGTAGTTGTGTTTTTAAAGCATCGCGCACATTAGATGGAGTCATACTCATGCGAGTGTCTCCTTGCGATAGGCGCGCACTATTTGAGTTACATCACGCCCTAGTGGACTCATCCTGATCGCACCAAGATCACCTAGACCGAGGATGCCACCTGGAGAATCCTTGCGCTTGTATAGATCAGCAGTCAGGATCAGACATGCTTGATTGATGTCATCCGGTACTGATGGCCATCCAAATCGAGCTGTCACCTGTACACCAGGTCGAAGTCCGTTTTGGAATAGTCCTGGAAATATTGGAAAAGTCTTTGATGTCGAGACGATCGTGATCTGTGTGAAAGGTCTGCCTAGTGATAGGGCAGTCAGTGGATCCATGATGTAATCAGTATTCAGTGTCAGCGTAGTCTCGAATACGCCATCGCCATCATCATCAGTCTGCACCACCAGACTAGAGGTTGTTCCTATGTCATCGGTGTAAAGGATCACTGGTGAGCTGACTCGATACTGACGAGCTGATGCTGTCGAGTCTAGATAGAACCTGCGGTTGGCGATGCGATCGATTGATCTTGATGCCGACTCAATCATATTCTCTAGCAGTGTGTCATCAACATTATCTGAGATCGATAGGAAGCCCTTCGCCTCATTGAGTGTCGCATATCCATTAACTACGGCCATGAGCAGTCCTGACTGAAAGGGAGACAGCCATGACGGATAGAGAGGTGCAGGAGTAGATCTTCCCCATCGACTCCATCCTCTCTTGACTGCTCAGGTCGTAGAGCCTGGCGGCCACCGGAAGGGATGACCGCCAGACATTTATTGGTCTAGAAGCTAGGTGAAGCCAGACCAGTTCCGTTAATTTGTGCCATTGCTTTTCCGTAGCGTTCTGAGGTGTAAGCAGCAAAGCCGTACATGACGATGTTAATTGCCACTTTGCCGTTTGGCTCTTCAAAGGTCACATACTGTGGATCTCCGTTGCCCTCTTCGAACAAGTGTGACTCATTAGCATCCATGACGAATATGGTGTCTTGGTTTGTGCTCGCACCGAGATTTGTTGCGATGTTTGCATCTGTGACAATAGGCAATCCGAGGATCGAGTAGCCAGTGTTTGAGCCATAGGCAGGATATCCGCCGTTGCCAGTTCCCATTGCGTTCACTGGATTGTAAGCAGTAGGAACGACCAGTGGTCGGTTTTGTCCATCAAGCCCAGCTAACAAGAAACCTAAGCGTCTTGGGTGCATGATCACATGTGTAGGACTGACATAAACATTGGATTGAATTTGCTGGATCGCATCGGCGATCTTTGGATATAGGCCACTGACAGTTCCGGTTGTAGCTGTGTATGTCACCAGGATGCCTGATGTCATTGTAGCTAGACCGAGAGGCTGTCCGTTTGAGCCTGTTCCGTTGAGGATCAGATCATCGAGCTTGGTGTGATATGCGCGGATGAGATCTGCAAGAACGATGTTCTCGATGTTGTATCCGCGTTGCAGTGCTTGCTTGGATACTGATTGCTGGCCGGCAATGGTGAAAACATCTACTGTTAAAGTGGTGTCATCCATGTCAGTGCTAACAGCAGCAGTGTTCTGTGAAGTTTGTGCGGCCACAGAAGTACCAGTGGTTATACGAGACAGCACGGCCGAAATGCCTTGCGCCGGTAATTGATGCTTGCGTGATACATCTGCCGTTGGCCGACCAGCCCTGGCCAATGGCGCGTAAAGGTCAACAAGATATTGGGGGACTACGAGGCCCGCGAAGTTAGCAGTAGAAACTGCTCGCTTCTCAATCTTCATTTCACGCTGATGACGCGCAATGCGCTCGGATGCCTCGCTGTTGTTCATGAACTGTGATGCAAAAGCATCTCCCAAGAAGCTGTGACCAGCGCGCTCGGTATAGGTCAGTTCCTCATTTACAACATAAGCAGGTGAGGCTGATCGTGTTTCTGGTTTCACATTTGAGTCCACTTTGGCTGCGAGATCTGCTGCCTTTGCATTGCGGATTTCAATGTCTGAGATTTGCTCGATGCGCTCATCTAGTTTTTTTACTTCTAGATTTAACGCTTCAACATTTGCTAATTCAATTTCTGTGATATCGCGTACTTCTATGGCTGCGCGCTCAACGATTGACTCAATGAGTGCTGTCTTGCTCTCACGCTTTTCGCGTAAGGAGACAAGGAATGAATTGGACATGCTTCTCCTTAGATTGTTGGTGGTGAGAGAAGGTGTTGCCGATAGGCAAGGTGTTCTGCTTGTTGCGGATTATATCTTATTTTGTAATTCGTTTAGAATAATAATTGCGCGCGCAACACGATTTTCTTCTCGTGCCACGATTGCATCTGCCCATGTCTTTCCAGGATCGCCGCCCCAGAGCGCCCATGCGATTCGCCCGTTAGATGGATAACCATCCTCACCAGGTCTGAATCCTTCTGCCTGCTTATCTACCTCGTGACGAGCAAAGAATGAGGATACTCTTTTTACAGTATCTAGTGGCAGATCTTTGCCGTTTGATATATCGCGCGCACGAGCTACACCGATCTCAGTGCCGCCTCTACCAAACTGCCGCCGCCATGCCAGCCCACGCTTAGCCTCCTCGACCATTCCGGCTGTTGGAGTGTAAGACTCAGCTCTTTCCTGAGCCGCGCGCTTTGCACTGTAGCGCGGATGATCAGCGTTGAGTAGATCGTTATCGCCCACATACTTTGGATTCTTAGGTGATCCGGTACGCGCTAAATGGAGAAATGCGTTCACTCTCGCCATCGACCACTGCGCTCTACCGATACCAGGTCGGTGCGATGTCGAGTACGCCCCAGATCCCCTGCGATATACAGCCTTGAGCGCTCCGAGTCGCACACGAGTCCAGCTCGGCCGATCAGCCTCACTCATCGCCGCGTTGTGCTCTTCCATTTTATTCTGGAGAGCTGTTTCTGTCGCTGCCGAGATCTCGATATCACCAGACTTGCCGGATGCCGAGTCAGGATCATTCTCATCACTACCCTCGATCTGGTCGCTAGGTGGAGCCGGTGCGCGCTCGCCATCCTCGTACTCCTCCTCCTCTAGCATCACCCATCTGTTGCAGTAGTAGTCTGCCTGTACATTTGCATCCCAGAGTGAGCAGTATCCGGCCTCGTAATAAACACAGTTGCCACAGGCTCGACCCTCTGGCACATCCTCGCTGGAGGCTGGTCGATAATTTTCTGGCAGTGCGCGATCGCCATATTCTGCAATGTTGAGTGCAGTCAGTTGAGCCTCTGCTTGGTCGATGGTGCGATGGCATCCCATCAGCTCGCGCCCTTCATCTTTGATGACGGCATAAGCTTCACACTCTGGATGATCTGTAACGATGCTATATGGCATTACTGCTTCAGCGTAGCTAGTATCTCACGAGCCTGTGCAAGTCTAGGATTCTCATCCATCTCAGTATCCCTGACTCCACTGACCGCCGCCATCTCACCATAGGCTCCAAAGGTCACGAGTGAGATCTCGGCTAGATGTGCCTTGATGCGCTCGATCACTCCATCCTCACGCTTGCGATTTTTTAGCGGCATGAAGCCGATCGATAGATTATCCAGAGCGCCATCCTTGATGAGCTCTAGTACCTCATCTCCTGCGGCTGTATTGCTGACACGCATCTCCGCGTATAATCCCTTGTCTGTTTCCCTGAGCATAGTCGCGCGGCCTAGTGGTAGCGCCTTCGCATCGTGGCCTCGCAGCAATTTCACGCGAAACGGCGCGCGCACTACATCGGCAAAGGCTCCCTTGCGAAATACCTCGGTGAGTGATCCACTGATTTTCTGCTCCACATCATAGGGAACAGCGATGCCAGAGATGGTGCGCCCATCCCCTTCTGCTCGATACTCTAGATCGATCGTATAACTGCGATGCTCGATCTCACTCATGCTATCTCCTCGCTTTCGCTCTCATCACCAAGATCATCAAGATCGGTGTCATCACTGATCTCATCCTTCAGTGCATTCTCTGAGTCATCTAATCCCTCGCGCTTCTCCATTTCCCTGACCTCATCTACAGTCAAGAAGCCGTTGGAGATTGCGATCTGGTGTGCTTGGTAGCGACTGAGTGTGTCAGTGCGCAGTAATGAATCAAAGTTAAACTTGGCTACTTGACCTCGCACTAGGAGATCAGATAGTGCCTCCTCGATACGCTGTGCGATCGGCTGGATACTCCATCGGATCAGTTGCAGATTCTCCTGCTCAACATTTGAGTAGGTGCGTGACGAGTTAGGTGCGCCTAGATAGTAGGCCGGAAGTCCGAGGATATTGCTCGCCTCAACGAGCGCCTGCTGCTGTGCCTCTATGAGCTGAGCCTCTTGTGCGTTGTCGCTGAGTACCTGGAACTCGGTGCTGCTATTCAGGACAGCCGGTGCTCTATTGCGTGAGCTATACATCGACATCCATGCGGCCTTGAGTGCATCTGCCTCTTCCTGTGTCAAATCAGGATTGGCTGATTTCAGGATCGCCGATGGACTCACTCCTCCATCAAAATATCTAGATGCGTACTCATTGATCGCTATCAGCTTACCGAGCGCCTGTTTCTGCGCTCCGAGTATGCCTACACCTACGAGCGCTCCTGGCATCGAGAAGTTCTTGATATGCAAAATCTGTGATTGGTCATACTGTCTGCCATCGATCATGTAGATCATGCGCCCGTTGTCGCGCGATACATTTACTCGATTTGGCTCTACAGGATAAAAGGACTCTGGTAGCCCATTCGCTCCAGGCTCTCCTAGAACAGCGATGTAGTTGCCATGAATCAAAAGAGCTGAGGCCATCGCAGCGATTGTTTCCATGCGTATGCAAGGTGGATTCGGTCGAAGTAAGATATTGGGTGTTGGCTTGACCAGCGTATCGCCGCGATAGGCATGCAATGGCATAGCGCCGATCGCATCTGATATTAGAGTGATGCCTCTCCAGATGGCTGGTACTCCGAGCATCGTGTCTTGATCTACATAAACGCCTGCCCAGTTGCCCTCGAAGAATCGACCTACTCGACCGAGGGAATCGACATAGCCTGTGTTGGTATAAACAACAGAGCCCTGAAACTGTCGCTTCAGTAATTTGTTAAGCATCGCGCTCCAATGCTATGCCAAAGAGAGTGAGGATCACGCCCCCACATAGTACTGCAAGCCTTGTGGAATATAGGGATATGCCACCTATCAATATTGTTGCGCCCATGATCTGCATCGCTGTGCTTATTATTTTTTTTGTGCTCATCAGAATATTCTACTCCTTACTAGTTCGCGTTCGATGGCTTTGCTTGTGATTCCGTAGTGCGCAAGAGTTGCTGCAACAAGTGGTGTGATGTTTGTTGTCGATCGTCTATTCCATGCCCACGCATCTCCTAGTGGTCTCTTGCTCGATCCGATGATGGCCTCTCTCATAGTGTCATCGCCTAAATGACATAAAGTGCGAGATTGCACTGCATCGAAGAAGTTGCCACACGCTCGCGCATATTCCTGCATCCCTATCGGGATCACCTTTATATTTTCTAACTCCAAGCTACCGATCAGGGATGCTGCTGGTGATCCGGTATCGATCACCACAGATGCGTTCCACTTCTTTGCTATCTCGATCACTCGTGGCAGTAACCATCCCACACCCTCGCGCATATCCACAATCTCTATCGGATTCAGCCCTGATACAGATCCAGCAGCAGCGATCGAGGCTCGACTGCGCTCTCGTGACATATCGACACCGATCGACACCTGCGATCCCACGATCACATCCGATCGCATCAGCTCATCCCATTGCGTTGTATCGATCACCTGTGTGGCCTCACTTGATGCCCAAACATTGAGCCATTCTCGTGTGAAGATATCGGGAGCAGTAGTGTTCGCTGCCTCCCTGACTGCCTGGATCGTCACGCCATGCGGCAGACCTAGCGATGGGATCGCCTGTTTCCATACATCCTCATCCATGTAGTCGAACTTGTCTGCATAGGGAGCCCACTCGAACCATGCGAGTCTGCTCTGCTTATCTGTCAGATTTGTGTGCGCAAGGTTGCGATAGTGTGCGAGCAGCGTAGATCTCTCATCTCCAGCGTTTGACAGGATCCAGAGCTGTCCGTTTGGCTTCGTAGCTAGCGTTGGTTGTAGCGCGCCGATCAGTTCCATGTCATGTGTCAGCGCCTCATCGATCACCACCAGATCTAGACTGCTACCTCGACCGCCTTTGTTGTTCGGTGTTGTGATCTGATAGGTAGATCCGTTCTTGAAAACTAGGTGCTCGTTTCCGTTGGTGCGTACCACTCTCTCGACCTTGCTGCGAAAAGGGCTGCCCAAGATGATCTCAGTGTGCTCCTCCCACTTAGCTCTCGCCATATTGCGATCCTGAGCTGTATAGGCGATCCGATGCTTCGGCCAAATCGCCTCGTATGCAATGCGCGTTGCGACTAGGGAACTTTTACCGTTCTGCCTGCCTACGGCCACACCGATTGTTCTGTATTCGTACTGGCTCTTCCGATACTCCATAGCCGTATCGACCACATATCGTTGCCAGGGAAAAAGCTGAAAGCCCATCGCCTCCGCGAGTGCTGCTAGATCCTGCCCTCTAGTCTTAATCCTTTTATTGCGTTTGGATGCCCATCGAGGCTGTGCCAGATTTTCGGATTCGCTCATTTAGATATCTCGGCTGCGAGCTGATCCCAGATGTCAGGTGTCTCCACAACCTTCGTTTCTCCGGTAATGCCTAGCAGTTTGACACGCTGTTCGATGATTTTCAGGATCATGCTCATAGAGGCAGCATCTCCAGTCATCGCCTTCGGCCATGCTGCTACCTGCAGACGATCGAGACGATCTAGTTCTTGGCGCAGTAGTTCATCGGTACTCTGCTCTGAGTCGTTGCGGATAGCTCGCTGATATGCTCGATGAGCACCACTGTGATCGGCATATCCGACCTCTTCTGCAATTCTTTGCCAGGTCAGCCCTGCTCTTCTGAGCTCTAGTACCCTGGCATCTTTGTCAGCCGCCGGACTCGGATCTGTTTTCTTGGTCATTGCAACGCCTTTTTGTGGAGCCCTGAGATTGGACTTGCACCATCTTCTATACGCTGGAAGCGCATCACATCAGTGTCAATGCTTTCAGGGCGCTGCCCACGATACATGCGCGCGCCCACAAGGTCAATCGTTGAGTACGGCAAGACTGGCACTGTCAGGCGATCCTGCACTGTGCTGTTGAGCGGATACAGATATCTGAGCTGAAATCCTGGCAGGCAAACCGCCCCTACTTTTTTAAGGAAGGCTGTGGATGTCTCTGTTCCTGTTTTGCCGTATCGCGCTTTGACTCCGTTGCCTTTCGCATTTGGACTAAATCCTGGCTCCAGCACTATCTTCGCTAAGACTTCTCCATCTGGCATCCTCCACATCGATGTGTTCTTTTTGATGCCTATCAGCAGAAATCCTGCTGCTCGATAGATCGTGCCATCTCCACTCTGCGTTCCATCTGCATACGAGAGTATCCACTCCACATGTGGAGCATGCTGCTTCATAATTTTCATGGCTATAGATAGGGCTCGACTCTCGCTGTTGCGAGGCAACACTGGAGTGAAGGCCATGCGATTGAGCTCCATGAAATTGTTCCATCCAGTATCTTTGACCAGTCCTATCGCCTTGCTTTTGTCGATAGAGATGCCAAACTGGAGACATCCTTCGAGACTGCCTCGATAGAAAACACCGAGATGGATCTGTGATCGTGGATCGACCTTGCCAGAGTAGTGATTGGCTCGCACAAACTTCATCGCCTCTCTCGCCCCTATCGGCTCGATGCGTAACTCTTTAGCGCTCATCCCAGTCCTTACATATCGCCCACAGTGCGTTGCCGTTGCTGTTGCTGTTATCTGTCTCATCAAAGTTGTGCATGGTCTTGCATCGCCTGATCGCTGCCTTGATCTGCTCTGCCTGATCTAGTGTCATGGTGAAGGTCATCTGAGTAGCGTTATCTCTCTCACCTGTTGGCAGGTTTTCGAAGGCCTGATCCATAGGGATCTGAGTAGCCTCGTTCACTGCGAATCCAAGCGAGACAAGTGACATGCCCTCTGCCTCTAACATCTCTAACTGTGCTGCCAGCTCTAACTCATCCCACTCAGCTAGTGTGGCCGTTTGATTATCTGCGATCGCATAAGCCTGAGCCATGCTCGCATCCCAGTCATCTGGTATATCGGTGACTGATATCTCTGTCCATCCAAGAGCCTGCGCAGCCTGATATGTGCCATTCCCTGCAATGATCCTGCTGCCCTGTACTACCAGAGGCTTACGCTGTCCGAACTGTTTGAGACTTTCGCTGATCGCGTTGATATTCGCTACCGAGTGCTTCCGCACATTTGATGGATCTTGATGCAAATCTGCTATAGGGATCATCCGAGTGTTTACCATGTCCGAGTCCACTTCCTTTGGTTCCTGCGAGCGTTTGTAATCTTCGCCCCGCGTGAATAGTTGCATTTGGCACAAGCTGGTCTGAGTACTCCTCGCCATAGTTCAGGCGCAGGGAAAGATGACAGTGGTGGATCGTGGTCTGCTGTCGTTGCTGGAGCTAGTCTGCACCAGTAACAAATCGGATCAGATTCCAGTAATTTCTGACGCATCTTTCTATATATGCTCGAATATTTTCTATTTCCCCAAGTTTTTATTTCCACAAATCACACTGTTTCACATGTCGGGGAGAGGGAAAAAAAGC